CCTCCCTTATAGTATTCACTCAAGGATATAGGGTTGCTACCTCCAAACTCAGTTTGGATGGCACTCATTGACAAATTAGTCGTTGGCAGAGCCACGCTTTAATTCCTCTACTTCTTCTTTTAGCTCTTTTATCGCTTCAATTAATAATGGAACAAGTTTTTCGTAGCGAACTGCAAGCATATCATTATCTCGTCTTGCTACAGCTTCCGGAGCGACTTTCAATACTTCTTGTGCGATTACACCGATGTCGTGCATTCCTTCATAGGGAGATACGTGATTCCAATCAAACTCATATCCTCCTAGTTGAGTTACTTTTTCAAGTGAGTTAGAGATAGGAGTGACATTGTCTTTATATCTTTTATCTGAGGTAAAAAATGCTGTAATATCTCCTGTCGCAGTTATATCGCCAGTGACTGCTAGTCCTGACTTAAGGGTTGTTGCTCCATCTACATTAAGGGTAAGATCTATATCTACATCATCTTTAAAATTTACATCGCCAACGACTCCGGGAGAGCTTCCATTAAAAAAGACTGCATCGCCACCAGCACTATTACGTAGATATAGTGCGTAACTTCCTGAATTAAGTGTTTGTGCATATACTCCAACTCCATTTTCCGAAGTTCCATTTACGCCCGCGTTACCTGATGTTGATACTGTTCCTCTACTGTTAAATCCAACAACTCCTGAACTTACAGTAGAATTTGTTCCTAGGATTCCCTGTCTGCCGCTTGTTGTTGATTCTCCGAGTATACAAGCGTCTTGTGATGCGGATACAGAAGAAACAACTCCTGTTGATTTTAGCTGGCCATCAGTATCAATATCTCCGCCAAAGAAAACGGTTCCAGAAGTATTAATATTAAATCCTAAAGTACCTCCGGAATATCCTCGTAATCCTGCATTATCTATAACTACTCCCGATGTAGGATTGGCTCCAGCCACAGCTATAGTACTTGTCTGTATAGTCCTTTTATAATCACTGCTTGAGTCTAAAGCGTTAAAGGCTCTACTGGCTCCTGTAAGCTCATTTGCGTCAGCTTTAAAGAAAGTCGAACCATCTGCTATATCATCCAAGTCTCCAACAGCATTAGCTAAATTACCTGCTTGTTCATACTCTACCCAAGCAGAACCGCTCCATCTGTATAATTTATTATTATCATCTGTATCGAGCCAGAAATCTCCAACGCCATCAGCAGTAGGGGCAGTTGCCTGAACAAAAGAAACTATTTTACCATCTGCTGTTGTTTGAGCAGCATCAGCAGCGTCAATGGCATTAAGAGCGTCAATATGTGCTCTGCCAATTAAGTCTGCTGCTGCTGCTACCCAAGAACTTCCATCCCATCTATAAAGCATAGAATAAGTATAAGGAACAGCTGGGGGAGCTGGAGAGCCTGAAATATCTATCCATATATCTCCAGTAATTCTGCCAGATGTAGATGGTTGGGTAGTTTGTACAAAAATTTGCATAGTTCCCAAAGCTTCTGCAGCATCTAGCAGGGCTTGGCCAATATCTTGGTCTTGTATATTTACCCAGGCTAAGGGGGAGCCTTGATAACGGTATATTTTAAATCCATCGTCTGAGTCAAACCATATATCGCCTTCTACTTCTCCTTGGCCGCTAGGTGGAGAAGTTTGGAAAAAAGTTTCCCCGGAAGTTCCTTGTTTAGATTTACTAAATGTTTGTTTTTGATCTCCTGTTACAAGATTTTCTATATTCAAAGTATAGACAATATTTGCTGTATCTGAGCCCGCACTCATATTACTATGATCGCCAATAGTAAATTTATTTGCGGTTACATTGGTAGTGCCTGCAGTAATATTTGAAGCGCTTACACTTACAGAAAATTCTCCGGCTGTTGGAGTGCCTGTTACACTATTAAGCTCTGTTGCTCCTTTAAATACTTCTATGTCCGTTCCAGAGCCTAGATAACTGGAGACATTCCCAGCGGCATCCGAAGTAAAAGAATGTGCTGCATTTGTAAGTACAACAGTATAGCCATCAATACCATCAGCGCCATCTACGCCTTCTGCTACTGCAAAAATAGAAACTGAATCTGAAGCCTCTACAACTTCCGGAGAAGTATTTTCTGCTACTTCTACTGAAACTACTACAGGATTACTTCCGAAAAATCCAGCATTCCAATCTGCAAGAGTAGCAGGAACTTGTCCTGAAATAAAATTATCCGTTATCCACTCTGGAGAGCCTGCGGCTCCATTAATTTTGAACCTATATATTGGATTCGTAAATCCAGAGGGAGTAGCAGTGGCAGTAATAGTGGGCGGACTTGTTCCATTACTAATGTATACAGTATCTGGAGAGGTACTCGTATCGTATACTACTGAATAATCATCTGCTTCAAGTCGAACAACCTTACCGCTCGTTCCAGCTACTCCTTGTTTTCCTACTGTAAATGTTTGTTTTTGAGTACCACTAGATGTGCCCTCTATATCAAAAGTGTAAGTGATTTCAGCAGTATCACCAGTCATTCCAGAGTGATCAGAAAAAGTTATGGCGCCGCCAGGAGAAACTGCTGTTCCATTTGTAGAAGATGCAGCTATATTTGTAGCTGATGCAGTTATTTTATACTCTCCCGCAGTAGGAGTTCCCGTAGTAATACCCTCTAGTTCTACAGCTCCCTTAAATACTTCGAAAGTAGTTCCTGAGCCAGTATAGCTTGTAACTGTGCCGTCCGTCTGTGCTGGAAATACATGAGCAGAGTTTGTATTAATTACTGTGTAGCCATCTATGCCATCGTTACCGTCAACTCCATCTGCTACTGCGAAGATAGATACGGAGTCTGTTGCTTTCACTTCCTTTATAGGCGTATCTTCTGCTACTTCTACTGAAACTACTACAGGGTTGCTTCCAAAAAATCCAGTATTCCAATCTGCAAGAGTTGCAGGTACTGGGCCTGAAATAAAATTATCCGTTACCCATTCTGGAGAGCCGGCAGGAAACTCAGCTCCATTAACTTTAAATCTATAGACAGGGTTTGTAAAACCAGTTTGAGTTGCAGTAATAGTAATAGTAGGAGGACTTGTTCCATTACTAATATAGATAGTATCTGGAGAGGTGCTCGTATCATATACTACTGAGTAATCATCTGACTCGAGTCGAACTGTTCTTGTTGCTAATTCCTCTGGCTTAATAGTAAGTTCCATTGGATAGAAGCGCAAAGAAGGACTAATTGAAGAGTCATTTCGTACATACCCAAATATACAGTCGTTATTTATATCAACATTAAACTGAGGTTTTTCGTAAGCAGCTCCCGATATAGCTGTATCGCTATTAATTAGATTTACGAGTAGCTCAGTATCACTATTAATTTGTGTAACAGTTGCAACAGTAGAGCCTGCTTTTATATAGCCGCCTACTGCAAAATCTGTAGTAAAAGAAGTACCAGAACCAGTTATAGTACTCGAACTCGCAGGAACTGATATAGTTCCAGATCCTGCACTCCAGTAAGTACTCGGTGCGCCGCCTCCCGATCCTGTATCATATAAATACCAAATATTGTTTGTGGTATCATTATAATATTTTACCAGCCGAAGAGGGTCAGATGTATTACTAGCATCGAAGTAAATAAAATGAGAATTGTTTCTTCGTTCAACGTCGGACCCCATCGCAGAAAAGTCTTGAGAGGGTACACCAGAAACATCCTGAATATACGTGTCAGAAGCTCCTGAGGTGAACTCGTATTGTTTAGCGGGGTTTCCTTTCGTCGTGAAGACATATGTATTGGCCTCAAATTGTAAATCGGTTCCTTCAATATCAATATCTTGACTAGAAGTGGCTCCTATAGGCACGCCGAAAAGTCGAGAAACTACTGTTTCTTTTTCGACTCCTACACCAAAAGTAACAGATGCAGCTCTTGACCGATTTCCGTTAGTTGCAACTGTCTGTACAGATACAGTATAAGTTCCAAGAGGTAAGTTAAATCCTGTAACTGTCGTGGTATCTCTGGATACAAGATAGAAAGGTTGAAATTTGGGCCCAAAAGTATGAGTTATACGATATCCGCCGATAAAACCATAATCAGGGGCATCCCAACTAAGTGTTCCATCGTTGGCGACTGTTCCATTATCGAGATTCTCAAGTATCATCTTGAGATTCTTTGGCGGTGGAATACTGTCATCTATACCAAGCGGAGGATTTACTGGGTCAGTTACACTAAGAACAAAATCATCATCAATACTGTCAAATTTTTCATTATAGTGTTCTACAGCTGTAATAGAGTATTCATTCTTTGAATCTTCTGTAATTGACAGAATCTTATAAGACTTTGCAGAGCCGAGAACTGGAAGACCCTCACTATTAGTCTCTCGTAGTGCCCACACGTTCTGTGCCTGCGGAGCCGCAGTAAAAGGAGAACTTACAGTAAGTGCATTTACAGTTCCTGCGCCAGTAGATACTGGTTGACTTTCAACTCGCGTATACTCGCTCCAAGTAACCTGCACGTCATCACCGCTATCATCAGTAAGATTACTTGCAGCACTTTCAGTAGTAATTCCAGGTATTAAATCTCCTCTGGTATACACGGCGCTGCTAATAGTTGCAGTATCTTGGTTAAGAAATGCGCCTGGAGAAGTAATCAGTACATTGAGTTCATAAGTAGAGCCAACATTCAGCTCCACAGAACTATCCAGAGGTACTTGAGTCGTGCTAAGAGTTCCTGTAGAAGATATTCTTCCGCTGTAACGAACATCGCCAGGATGTCTATCTGCATCCTGTACCTGTATAATATCTCCAGGCATAAGAAAAGCTGCATTTATCGCAGTCTTAAATGATACAATCTCAGTTTGATTTATAGCAGTCCACAGCTTCCATCGACCATATCGAAGCGCTTGGCCCTCAGAAGTTGCACCGAAAGCTACAGCATTTTCCGAAATGATTTTTGAAGTCTTAATGATATTTTCGCGGTCTTCAACTATCAGAGCTTCCTGCCGATAGTCGGAGGATGGATTGTTCCATGTTACAATAACTTGGTTTGACCGAGTTCTATTCCCTGTGCCTTCATAGGCGAAAGTACCATCAATAACATTTCCTTTAGAAAAATTGTATATCGGGTCTCCCGCTCTGTCGGAAACAGCGTAAATCTGTCCATCAAGCCAATAGAGCATACCTCTAAAAATCGTCGCCAGATCTTTGAGAACTTTGTAAGCATCGGTAGCCTTAGTCAAATATACATTTGAAGTAAATCGAGGCTCTTGACCTCCATTGCCGTCAGGCACTAATTCATCGCAGTATTTTGCAATTCGATACAGAGCGAACTTATCAATATCAGTCTCTTGAATCCAATTTCCTAGACCGTAGCGATTATTAACCACCATGTCGTAGAAAACCCACGCTGGATTATTTGTATATTCTTTCTCGGATTTGAAAGCACCCGACCATGTTCCTGAGTATGATGCGACTCCTGTGGAGGACTTTTCTCGAGTTGTGTAAGTATCTGGAACAAGTACCTTCATGCCTCGGCAGAGATAAGTTCTTTTTGGATTATTCGAGAAATCTCTTGTAGAAAATCGTGTGTGTGCGTATGCTGTGTAAGGCCAAGTAAGTGGCTCTGAAATCACTGCTGTAAGTTGAGTAATTGTTGCAGCACTGGTTCCTTCATAGCCGTCTACATTGGGGCCGTTCGTGCCATAGTTTGCTGCTGCATCAATATTTGATTCTCTTGTAACACGAATCTTAAAGTTTGTAAACGTACCAAATTTATTAAGGTCTATAGTCTCTAAAAAGCTAATTGGAGAAGTGTGTGTTCCTCCGTGAAAAACCTCCAAATTATAGGGCTGATATGCTCCGAAAGAAGAACCTGCCGCATCAGTAGCAAGTGCAACCTCTATCTTGTAAAAAGCTTGTCCAGGTAGAGTCGCTCCTTTATCAGATCTATTATAAAGTGCAGGATAATTAAAAAGAATTTTTACTAAGTCTGTCTGAGTATACTTATCAACAGTTCCTCCAGAGTAAAAATCGCTTCCAGCATATTCATATACTTGAGTTCCTGTGTCACCTGGCCCTACAATTGCATTACTAACAGAAGTAGTTACAGCAGCAGCACTGGAAAGGGAACTATCTTTTGAAATAATTGGGGCTTGTCCCAAAGTTCCTGTTCGAAATTGAGGAGTTGTATTTTTATACTTGCTTGTAGCAGTAGTACCAGAATCTATAGAGTTTCCAGAAATATTTCCTTTAAAAGTACCTGTGAGAGTGGAAGCAGAAGCGAGTGTAAATGTTCCGGTTGAATAACTTGCAACTTCATGAGCAACATCAACTCTTACAGAATAGGTCGCAGTAAAATCGGTTATTCTATTTATAAATCCTTCTGTAGCTATTCTAACAGAGGAAGCGCTCGTTCTAGATTCAATAGGTCCGGAAGCTACGACCTGTCCTTCAGAATCAATAAGACTTACTATTGTGTAAGATTCTCCTCTACCTGCTACAGAGTCTCCCGATCCTATTGTATAGCTAGTATCAAATATAGATGTTACAGTATTTACTGTAAGCCTGCTTTTATTTGGCCAGCCGGATGTTATTGCTACACTGCTAGTAGTGCCTGTTTCGCCGCCTACCGCTGTAAGGTATCTTTTTTCTGTGAAGTCACCAAAATCTAAATTGGAAGGAACATTTGCTGAAGTTACTGTAGTGGTTCCATTAAAAGTAAAGTCTGCTGAAGTTGCACTTGCATACACAGGACTATCAGAAGCATCTGCTAATGGCTTATCATCAAAATATACAGACGAAGTGCCGTTTACAAGTCCGTAAATTGGCCCCTCTGAAATAATGTCGACTGCTGTAATATACTGAGCATTTGATTTTACATTATTAAATTCAGAAGCGGAGTCAATATCGACGCCCTGTCCAGGATCATTAATATTCTCTAACCCACCCGAAGAATCACTAGACGGAACATTTGCATCGTATGCCTCGTTTTCGGCTGCGTCAGTTATATTTCCCTCTGCATCTACCCAAGCATTAACAGCCGCTATGTCAGAACCAGACTTATAATCGTCTTGATCAATATTGAGAGAGACAGGCATTCCAGGTACGCGAAGTTCGCCGTAAAGAACAGGTACTGGGTCACCTTCGGAAACGTTTCTTTGTCCACCATTAAAAAGGTAGCTTTCTTCTGGGTCTGAGTCCACAGAGGGGTCAGGGGCCATAAGCTGCTGAATACCAGTTAATGCTAAGTTAGTCGCAATACCTGCGGCTACTAGACCATAGGTACTTAGTGTCTGGGCTCCAGCGGCCGTAGTGTTGAAGAAAAAGGCGTTTAATGCACCCGAGCCTCCTGCAGACACTACTAATAGAGCTGCAATTGCTACTGCGGTAAGAATCTTTGCCCCACCAGACTTTGAACCTCCGATGACAGGAGTAATGATAATATCACCTTCTCGAAAAGGCAACAGACATTCACGAGGGTCTTCAAGCATTCGTCCCTGTATCTCTACAGAGAATCCTATATCTTGTTCATGGGCTTCAATTAAATATTTTCTAAAATCAGGATAGTTTGCCTGAATACAACGGAACGCTTCTGCAACGCTA